AGCCACCTGTTGAAGTAGACCCTGAGGGCAACGATCCTGATGACGGTGGTTTTGTTGTAAAATGTAAAGAACCAAAATTAGGATTTACGCCCTCTTTTGATTTAGAACTAAATGCGGCTTATGCAGCATACAGCGCAAAGTACGATGATGAATGTGGTACTGGTGAACCGCCTGTAGACCCAACAGAACCCTGTCCTGACTTTAATGGAGTAGAAGGACCAAGAGACGCCGAAGGAAACTGCCTTGATTGCACTGATCCACTTCACGCTTTAGCCTGTGGGTGGGCAGAGTGTCCTGACGGTTTAACATTTGCTCCTACGTTAGAGGACTGCGGTACAGGCACTACACCTTGTGACCAGCAAGACAGGGTAACAAACGAAGACGGCTCGTGTGGCGAGTGTAAACCTGGATTTATAGAAGATCCTGAAGGGTTTGACCAGTGTATCCAAGCACCTCCAGAGTGTAACGACTGTACCTGTGCTGAGTACGCCGCAGATAACCCTAAAGAGTGTACTACGTGTCCTGAAGGTCAATCTTACTGTGACTCTACAGGCCAATGTGAGACTGCTGAAAACTGCCCTGACGGGACTGAGCCTCCTCCAGAAACTGGCGGCGGCGGCGGCGGCGGTGGTGGCGGTATGTTTGATCCGTTTGTAGCTGGCATAACCTACACAAAACAGGTTGTACCAGAGCCTCCAGCACCACCACAGAAGGACTACATGGCTGAACTAGACAACATAATTAAACGAAGTTTGTTTGAGGGCATGGCATAAGATGACATATTTAAACTTAGTAAACAACGTCCTCAGACGCTTGCGTGAAGACGAGGTGTCTAGTGTACAAGATACAACCTACAGTAAACTGGCGGGTGACTTAGTAAACGATGCCAAGAGAATGGTAGAGGACGCTTGGGATTGGTCAGCACTCAGGACTACCCTGACTGTTACCACATCTGCTGATATCTTTAACTACGTACTCACTGGGTCACAAAACAGAATCAAGGTACTAGACGTACTCAACGATAGCTCTAATTTGTTTATGAGTTATCAGACAGCACACTGGTTTAACGATGCGTACCTTAACCAGAGTCCCGTATCAGGCATACCTGAGTACTACACGTACAACGGTGTTGACTCTAACGGCGATACTCAAGTTGACCTGTATCCTCAACCAGACGACACGTACACCATCAGGTTTAACTGTATTCTAAGGACAGACGACTTAAGTGCTGACACAGACGACCTTACCATTCCTGCCCAACCTGTGATACACCTAGCGATAGCTCTGTTAGCTCGTGAGCGTGGCGAGACAGGCGGTACATCAGCACCTGAGTACTTTGGTATTGCTGATAAGTTTTTGTCTGATGCGATTGCTCTGGACGCACAGAAGCACCCTGAAGAAACCATCTGGTACACTCCGTAGGAGCCTGACGTATGGCACAGCCGCTACAAAGCATCAACTTAGTTGCTCCTGCGTTTAAAGGAGTCAACACAGAAGACTCTCCTATTGCACAGGATCCGTCGTTTGCTGAAATCGCTGATAACGCTGTGATTGACAAGCGTGGGCGTATTGCTGCACGTAAGGGAGTAGACCTGTTAACTGCTGTAAACACACCTCTAGGTTCTGACTACGCTGTTAAGCTGCACCACTTTTATGATGACGCAGGTAACGAGGAAGTCTTTGTCACAGGTAACAACAAGATATTTAAGACTGCACAGACGACTAATCCTGATGACACGCTTACTGACATTACTCCGGGTTCGTACACAATAACTGCAGACAACTGGAAGATAGTAAACTTTAACGATAAGGCTTACTTCTTTCAACGTGGACAAGAGCCTCTGGTGTACGACAACGCGACAGGACTCAGGACGTTTGGTACAGCAACAGGTACTACGACTAACACTAACTTCTACTGCCACGAGGCTCTAGCAGCTTACGGCAGGCTGTGGATCGTAGATAACGCAGCAGACACACAGACTATATACTGGTCTGACCTGCTGATAGGAACAGACTTCACTGGTGGCTCCAGTGGTTCTATAGATGTATCTAAGGCGTGGCCTGATGGGTACGACGAAGTACGGGCACTGGTTGCTCATAACAACGCTTTGCTAATCTTAGGCAAGCACAGCATCATCGTGTACGCTAACGCCGTTAGTCCAGCAATTATGGCTCTGTCTGATACCGTTGCTGGCGTTGGGTGCATCTGTAGAAACTCTGTACAGCATATAGGTACTGATGTGTTGTTTATGTCTCAGAACGGGTTGAGAAGTTTTGGTAGGACTATACAAGAAAAGTCACTACCTCTGTCTGATTTGAGTGTAAACATAAAGTCTGAAATTATTAATTTAATTGAAACACGGACTGCACCAACAGCATCTGTGTACAGCCCTGAGAACTCTTTTTACCTCATTACGTTTCCAGACAGATCAACTACGTACTGCTTTGATCTCAAGGGTAAACTAGAGAACAACGCTTTCAGAGTCACACGTTGGACCTCTGCACCGTTTAAGTCTTACGAGAGAAAAAACGATGGTACGCTCCTTGTAGGTACTGTGGACGGCGTAGGTGAGTACGCAGGGTACGCTGATGAGTACAATGACTCAGGAACAATTAGGACTTCCAGTTACCGCTTTAGGTACTACAGTCCCGGTTTGACGTTTGGTGATCCATCTAAACTTAAGTTCCTAAAGAAGATACGTCCAACACTGGTAGGTGCTAACAGCGCTACTGTGTTTATGAAGTGGGCATATGACTTTGGTACATCGTACAGTACACAGGAGTTTACGGTAGGTAACCAGACTCCCTTTTATTTTAACGAAGCAGCTTCAGAGTACACAGTTGCTGAGTTTACTGGAGGAGTAACAACAACCAGACCTCCTGTTAATACTACAGGCTCTGGCACTATTATTACTATTGGTCTTGAGTCAGAAATAAACGGTTTTGCTTTATCTCTCCAAGAAATTAACGTATTAGCACTAATGGGTAAAACACTATGAGCAACTATACAAAGACAACTAACTTTGCTGCTAAGGATAGTTTGCCTTCTGGAGATGCTGGCAAGATTATTCAAGGCACTGAATTTAACACAGAGTTTGACGCTATTGCGGTTGCAGTTGCGACCAAGGCAAACACAGCTTCACCTACGTTTACAGGTACTGTTACTATACCTAACTTGACGTTTACAGGAACTCTGTCTACAGGGACGATTGATGGAGGTACTTACTGATGGAAGATTGGTTAAAAGCCCTATTAGGTATAGGGACTGTTGGAGGTGGTTTGCTTACGGCAAGCGCTATGAACCGTCTTGGCGACATTGGTGAACAATCTTTAGCAGGAACTTACTTTACTGATCCTGTTACAAAGGAACAAATGTACGTTCCCGGTGCTTACGGTCTAGCACAACAAGCCGTAGGAATGTCTCAGTTTAAGCCGTTTACTGTAGCGTCTACAATGGGTGGTGGCTTTGGCGCAACTCCTCAGTTTGATCCTGAAACTGGTGCGTTTACTGGCGTAGGCACAAGCATGGCTCTTTCTGACGAAGAGAAAGCGTTCCAACAGTCTATGCTTACTCGTGCCCAAACTCAGCTTGCTGGTACTCCTTTCGGTCAAGCACAAGGACGAACGGCGGCAGGCCAAGCGTTTGGTTTAGGTAGCGGCATGATGCGGGACTTGCGTGACATTGACATGGCTCAACGTGAGCAAGATATCTATGGGCGCATTAGGGCTGCGCAGTCCCCTGAGGAACAACGACAGGCGCAGGCAATGGAAGAACGTCTGGCTGCACAGGGACGCTTAGGTGTACAGACTGCACAGTTTGGTGGAACACCGGAGCAACTAGCGTTTGGTAAAGCACAAGCTGAAGCTAGAAACACAGCAATGTTACAGGCTATGGGTCAAGCACAGGCAGAACAGGCTCAGTTGGCACAGCAGGCTCAAGCGTTTACAGGCATGGGCAGTCAGTTGTCTCAGGCAGACTTGCAACAACTAGCGGCACAGCAGAACTTAGGTGTTGGTTCTATGGGTGCTGCGTACCTACCACAGACTCAGATGATGCAGCTACAGCAGGCTATGATGCCTTATCAGCAGATGCAACAGCAGGGACAGTTGTTTGGCGCTGGTCAGTACGGTGAGACAATGATGAGTGGTCTTGAGGCGAGGTTGGTAGCAGAGCAAGCTCAAGCTAATCTGTTGGGTAGCCTTGGTACTGGCGTTTTAGGTGGACTCTTTGGTGCACAAAAAAGTGGTGGAATCTGGGGAGACATCTTTGAGTTATTCGGTGTAGGCGCTGGAGATGATGACGATAGTGGTAGTTCAGGCGGCACTGGTCCGGCAGCTTAAAGGAGAAATTTAATCATGGCTAGATTTTCACAACAGATGCTGGCGGGTCTTCTGAATCCGACGTACCAGAAAGAGTTAACCAGTGCTGCTCGTGGTCTTGGCGGCGCTCCGGGTCGTATGATGACACGGCAGGCTACACAGAGAAGCCAAGCAGAGATACAGGAGTTGCTACAGCAACACGCGAATAATCCTGCGAAGCTACAGCAGCTTGCCAACGAGTACCGTGCCAAAGGTAACACAGACGCTGCTCAAGCGTTTACTACTGCTGCTACTCAAGCTACTACCACACAAACAGGCAACGTACTGTCTACCGCTATAGGAGCTACAGATCCCGCTGTTCTGATTGAGCAAGCACAAGCAATGGCTAAGATACCGGGGATGCAAGCTCAGGCGTTGCAGCTACTAACTATGGCGCAAGAGATGCAGCAAAAACAAGCAAACACTGCTGCACTAACTGAGCGAAAAACCGACGTAGCTCTTCAAGCTGAAGAAATGGGGTTTCCAGAGTTAGCTAAACAAGTACGGTCATCGTCTAGCTTAGAAAGAGTTAACGCAATTGGTGACACGTTAACCGAAAGAAAAATGGAAACTATGCCCGAACTTTCTGTACCCGCGAGACGTAAGGTTTTATTAGGTAAGGGCTACACTCCCCAGTTTGTCGGGACTCTTGATTTAAAGGATATGTCTAAACAAGAGTTTAAAGCCTACTCAGATCTACAGAAGGGTAAAGTTGAGATGTTCTTACAGGACGGTAAACCTGTTGCTTACAGGGTAACTGACTCAGGCATGGTCGCTGTAGACGGAAAACTTGTTGACCCTAGCACACTTAATTTAACTGAGGCTCCTAACCAGCAAGTTATTAAAAACGTAACTTCAGGGATGGCTGGAGAACTTAGTAAACTAGGTGCAGAAAGTTTTGCTGAAGGTTATACGCAAGCTGAAAAATCAGCAGACAGCATACGAAGCATAGATAACATCATAGGCGATGTAGACACCATGTTTACTGGATCTCTGGCTAACGTAAACTTACAGGTTAATAAGTTTTTAAAGGCAGTAGGATATCCTGTAGATAACGTACCTATAGAAAACACAGAGGCTTTTCTAGCAGAATCAGCAAAGCGTGTTGCAGACTACATCACCAACCTAGGTGCTGGTACAGGTCTTTCGGATAAAGATTTGGCGTTTACCACTAAAGTTGTTGCAGGGGACATAACCCTAGACGAGACTACAATTAAGCGTATGTTAGAAGAGTTTAGAAGAGAGGCTACCAGAAAAATAGAAAAGTACAACAATATAAGAACTAATGTGTCTACCAAACTTGGAGAAGACAACCAAGCAGCGTTAGCTTTTTACGATCCTGTTTTTGTGCCCACAAGTAACCGTTTTGAAGGCTTTGAGATAGTCCCAGAGTCGGAGTAATATAATGCCAGAAACTAAAGTTAGAAACCCTGCGGGAGAAGTTGTAACAGTAAAACACCCTGAAGGAGCTTCAGAATCTGAGATACTAGAGTTTGCTCAAAAGCAGTACAAAGCGCAAACCGAAGCCCAACAAGAGACTGTCGCACCAGAGCCATCTTACGTTGAGGGTGTTATGGCTCCTATGGAAGAGTTTAAGCCTGAGTTTACTCGTAGGCTGGCTACTCAGGCTCTTCAGGTTCCCGGAGTTCCCGGAACGGGGCAGATAGGTATCTCTGATGTGGCAGGTACTGCTATTTCACAAGCTGCTAGGACAGGCGGTGCTATGGCAATGGAGGCTTTTACTCCTCTAGTGCCCAACTACGTTAAAAACTTTTTTGACAGTGCTTTGACAGCAGCAGGACAAAAGTTTGAAGAGTTCGCACAAAACCCCGGCGTACAAGAAATGCTCTTGTCAATATCTTCTGGTTACGACTCATATAAAAACTGGGAGAAAAACAACAAAGCGTTAGCAGAGCAGGTGAAAGAAAACTTAGGTATTGGTGTTGATTTAGCAACACTCTTTTCACCCCGTCCTGATTTAGTTGACTTAGATCTACGACTGCCCGGAGAAATGCAGGCTAGGAAAGCAGGAGTTGCATCTAAGTTGGCGCGTGAAAAAGAAGCTCTAACTGGTATGCTAACGCCAGAAAGTTTTACTGCTCAGGATAGAGTAGAGTTACGTGGCCCTCTTCAGACTAAAACGTGGATTCCTAACGAGTTTGATGAATCTGTTATTGACGTAGTTCAAACTATTCCGGGCATAAAGCCTTATAGTTCTGTTAGCAAAAATTTCACAATTATACAAGACCACGTAGAAAAGCAAGGAGAACGCTTACAATCCTACATCAAAACGCAAAACAAGAAAGTAGACATGGAAGCGCTTAATTTTGAGTTCTCAGAGTCTCTTAATGATTTTTTAAATAGCGATGTGTTTCAGCTTGCCACACCAGCGGCCCAAAAACAGTTCATAAAGTACACAGACCTTGCTCAGAAAATTATTAAAGAAGAAGGAGGTGATTTAAACGGACTTCTTGAAGCTAGAAAACGCTTTGATGATGCTGTACACAAATCAGGTCAAACACTCGACGCTGACGTAGATACTTATCAAGCTCTTGCGGCAAAACTTGTGCGTAACGTAATGAACGATTACATGAAGGCTAATACTAAGGGGAACGATGTCCATAACTTGTTAGACCAGCAGTTTAGGTCATTAACCGCGCTGGATAAACTAGTAGGTAAAAGAAACAGAGAGGGTGACAATGCTCCCGCTAGGATTATGCAAACAATTAGAGACAACACGGGCATAACTGTTCCTACTACAGCGTTATCAATTCTCGCAACAGGTGCTGCTTTTGTTTCTCCTGCTGCTGCGGGAGCGCTTGGTACAGCCGCTGTTGGTACAGCGTTGTCTAAGCAAATTAAGAGACACGGAAAAGCAGCGGTACTAAAAGGATACGCAGAGCTTTTGTCTTCAGCTAACAAAGCCATAAAAACAATTAACGACCCTCTTCAGTTAGAGCGCATGGAGCTAGACCGTTTAGTACTAATTGATCTAATAGATGAAATTAGAAACTACGAGGAGACTGAAGAAAGTGAGTAGAGAAGACTTTTATT